GATTGCCATCAACTGTAGAATATGGAAGCACAACTGGTGATGTCCTATTTACAACAACTGGCCTTGGGGCCGCTGGCGATACATATAATATCGTCATGCGGATGAAAAAACATTACGCATAGGATTGCTTCATGGCGACTTCAGATACAGTAGCGTTTCGCCCAGATGTCGAAGAAATCATCGCAGAGGCATTTGAGCGGTGTGGGATCGATCCACAAACCCAAACAGGTTACAAAGCTGTATCTGCACGGCGCAGCCTTAACTTGTTGTTTAGTGAGTGGGCCAACAGAGGCATCAATTACTGGGCGGTAAAGCAACAGACGCTGACGCTAGTAAACGGCCAGACAACGCCCTACACGCTGCCTGTTGGCACTATAGACATTATGGACGCCGTCATTCGTGACAGCGCAGGCACAGACACGTCTGACCAAATCATCAATCGTGTGTCGATTGCCGACTACAATCAACTGCCAAACAAAACATCTTTGGGCAAGCCATCACAGTATATGCTGGACAAGCAATACACGCCCCTGCTTTACATCTGGCAGATACCAAACGTCACCACATACAGCATGGTATACTGGTCGGTAAATCAGCTTGATGACATCACGGCCAGCAATCAAGACGCTGACGTGCCATACCGCTGGAGCGACTGCATCTGCGCGGGGTTGGCAAGCAAGCTGGCGCTGAAAAATGCTCCAGACAGGTTTCAAGTCTTGAACGAAATTTACGAAAGGGCATTCACGTTTGCGGCGGCGTCCGACAATGATGGCGTCAGTCTGAGGGTTCAGCCAACTGCGCTGAATTTATATTAATGGCAAAATACGCACGGGGCAAAAAATCTCAAGCGATAAGCGATAGAAGTGGCCTACGGGTTCCCTATACGCAATTAAAAACGACTTGGGACGGCCTGCGCGTAGCGCCAGAAGATTGGGAGCCAAAAAACCCACAATTAACGCCTGCAAAAAATGTTGTTGATGCCACGGCCCTGTTTAATCCACGGCCAGACAATGACCCCGAAAATGTCGAAGTATTCATAGGTTATAATTACGATATATTTGTTGATCGCAGATTAACAACTAATGTTGGGATTGCTGGAACAGCGTTTGTGGGTCAAACATCCAGCTTTGAAGTGATCAACACATCTCAGACTGGCGTTGGCGGCACAGCAGCGGTTGGCAGCACGTCATTGTTTATCACGACAGACGTATCCGCAACAGGTCTTTCTGGTTCTGGTGAAGTTGCTACGGTCAGCGCATCCTACCTAGAATATGCGATAACCGTCGGAGCCATAGCCGCTGGCAACAGATATTATGTTGATAGTGTTCTTCAACAGCAGCTTTATTTGCAAGAGGGGCAAACTTATCGCTTTGACCAATCTGCATCTTCCAACAATGGTCACCCATTGCGATTTAGCACAACAGCCAACGGAACGCATGGTGGGGGAAGTGAATACACAACAGGCGTGACAACGTCAGGGACGCCGGGAAATGCTGGGGCTTACACTGAAATAACGGTGGCTGCTGGTGCGCCAACACTTTACTATTATTGCACTAATCACAATCTAATGGGTGGAACGTCTTACACCCCATCATCAGGAACTGTTTCTCTTGCGATAACTGTTCAATCTACAGCCGCTGGCAACAGATATTACATAGATGCTGGAGGCCCAGCGCCAACTATAAGCCTGACAGAAGGCAGCACATATCGCTTCGATCAAAGTGCGTCCTCCAACAATGGGCATCCGTTGCGATTTAGCACAACAGCAAATGGGACGCATGGTGGAGGCAGCGAGTACACAACAGGTGTGACAACCTCTGGAACGCCGGGACAGGCCAATGCTTACACCCAGATAGTTGTGGCTGACAACGCACCAACACTTTATTACTACTGCACTAACCATAACTTAATGGGTGGTCAGCTTAATACTCCAGCATTGACAAGTTCGGGTGGCACTGTCCCAGTAGAGCTTGATGAGATCGCAACTGGTGTTGGTGGCTCTGGCAGCGTAGGCACAGGCGTTATTGAAGGGTTGCCGACAGCCACAGGTGCTGGTGGTACAGCATCTGTTGGCAATGTTGTTTCTGTGGAGGCATTCGGCTGGGGAATAGGCGCGTGGGGCCAAGGCGGTTGGGGTGATCTTAATGGAAGCCCACACACCGCTGGTCTGGGTGGCGTAGGTGCCGTTGGAATTGAAGGCATTTCTGCGGATGCAATAATCACTGAAACTGGCGTTGGTGGATCGGGTGCTGTTGGTGCTGAAACTATAAATGCAGATGGAATACTTAATGTCAGCGGCACTGGCGGCACAGCAGCGGTTGGTTCTGAGGCCGTTGCAATTGACTCAAACCTCACAGTAAGTGGACTTGGCGGCACAGGGGCCACTGGATCAGAGGCAGTGCGTCTTATAACAACATGGGGCGAGGCTGGATATGGAACGGGTCAATGGAATTGAGGATGAATAGATGAGCTACACAACACTCAAGGCCAATATCCAAGCGTTTTTGGAGGATGACTCGACAGAGTTTGTCGCGTCTATTGACACGATAATAGCGCAGGCTGAAGAAATGGTTTTTCAGCGCCTGCCAAATATGCCGTGCTTTCGCTCGACATCTGCTGCGGCCAATCTTGTGCAAGGCACGGCGTCATACACAATTCCCACAGCGAGAATGATCCGACAGGTATCAATTACCGACACAAATGTTGTGACGTATCTCGACCACAGGGTGGATTCTTACATCCGAGATTACTGGCCCAATGCGGCAACACAAGGCACCCCACGAATGTACAGCACAGACAGCGCAGGAACGGCTGGCACGGTCATTACACTGGCTCCCACGCCTTCTGCGGCCTTGGCCTACAGTGTGGACTTTATCGCGCCTGAGACGGGACTGAGTAACGGCAATCCCAATACTTGGATCGACACTAACGCTTCGACAGTTTTATTGGCTGCGGCTCTGTACGAGGCTTCTGCGTTTTTAAAAGCGCCAGAGACTTTATCTCTGTATAAAACCCAGTTTGACGAAGCAGTCCAACTTACTGTACAAGAGATGCAACGCGACTACGCAGCAGAATACAACGGAGGCATATAATATGGCTATCACACAGGCGATGAGTACGCTGTTTAAAAAAGACGTGCTTCTGGGTGACCACCACCTAGACAGCGACAATATTTATGTTGCGCTTTACACAAGTAGCGCGACACTTAATGCGACTACTGATGGTTACATCACTGCCAATGAAGTCGCCAATGGCAATGGCTACACTACTGGCGGCGTTGCATTGGCAAACAAGGCTGTTGCTGAAAACAGCACTAGCGGAGTTTTTGATGCGGATGATCCACAGTGGACAAGCGCAACATTTACTGCCCGTGGTGCTTTGATTTACAACAAGACGCTGGGCGATGCATCTAGCAACGCAAGAGGTGCAATCGCAATTCTTGATTTTGGCGGTGACTTCTCTGTTTCTGGTGGTACTTTCCGCATCGTATTTCCCGCTGCAACCAAAGACACCGCAATTGTAAGGATCGATTGATATGGCTTCATCCTATGATAATGACTTACGCCTCAATGAAATGGCGACTGGAGATCAGTCCGGGGCATGGGGTACGGTCACGAACCTAAACTTAGAAATGATTGCGGAGGCGTTCAGCTACGGCACACGCGCTATTGCGAATGCCGCCACAGATAACATAACACTCGCGGATGGCGCACTGGATGCTGACCGCAGTATGTACTTGAGATTGAGTGGTGGCGGTCAGGCTTGCACAGTAACATTTTTACCAGCGACCATCTCAAAGGTTTGGCTGATTGAGAACGCAACGTCTGCAACTCTGACGATGAAGCAAGGCTCAAGCCCAGCGGGTATTGCAATTCCCGCTGGTCAGGTCAAAATGATCGCCACAGACGGTGGGGGCAGCACAAACGGCGTTGTCTACGATCTTTTGACAGATGTAAATCTGGCTGGAACAACGGTGACTGACATTATAACTGCGAACCAAGCCACCGTCGATGATATCGATTTAAATGGCAAAGTCATTACGATGACTGGATCGTCAGGCGACACAGCCACAATAACTGTCGCAGCAGATGGTGCGTTGGAAATAGCGACTACAGATGCAGCAGCGGCTGCGGGTCATATTACTTTAAAGCCAGATGGAAGCCTTTTCTTGAATGAAGGCAGCACGGCTGTTGGTGAATTTAAAGGTGTGTCCAGTGACCTTGTCATCAAGTCTAAAGTTCAAGACAAAGACATTTTGTTGAAAGGTGATGACGGAGGCACAGAAATTACTGCATTGTCTCTTGATATGTCTGAGGGCGGCAATGCGGTGTTCTCTGGCACAGTCACACGCGACCTGACACGCGGCTCTATTGACGTTGGAAATAGCTCTGGCGTGTCTACACCTTTAGCTGCTGGGACAAGTGGTTATTTTCTGAAATCTGATGGAACTGATGTGGCTTGGTCTGATATGCCCAGTGGATTTATGGGAAGCGTTATAACAGTTAGTAGCAGTGGTGAAACCACCTTAACCGCAGCACAGTCTGGTTCTTTAATCTATGTTACAAATTCAGCGGCTATCCTTAAATTACCTACAGCAACGGCGGGTGTGTTTTTTGGTTTGAGAAACACCACAGACTCAGATGTGGTAGTAAGGGCCGCATCTGGTGTTGTGTATATGAACTCTAGAATAATGCCGTCAAAGATAGTGGAAGCAGATGGTCTTGGTATTATTGTAGGCGTTGATAGCACTCATTGGGTGGCAGATTTTGATATGCCCTCGGCGGCAATAATAAATCGTTATC